CGATGTACCTCGTGCATAAATGCTCGATGGCTTTCTTCGAGTGGGGCAGCCTTAACAGCGACCAGTTCGCAACGCTCATCGCCGACTGTGAGAAAATCAAGGCCGACCTCGACAAGCTCGACCTGAACTGCGCCCAACTCTACGCCTCGCGCTGCAAGCGCAAGACCGAAGACCTCCTCGCCCTGATGAAAGCAGGCGGCTGGCTCACGGCTAAAGAAGCCCTCGACTGGGGATTTGTCGATGAAATCACGGATCTTGCCGATGAACCGGCCCCGAAGCTCACCGACGCGCTCGCTTCCGCTATGGCAAATGCCGGTATGCCGATACCGAACATCCCCATCGCCGAGGTCGACAAGGACAGTGCGTTTTCTCGCTTCCTCGCCGCCCTGACTTCCTTCTTCAAACCGTCAACCAATCCCATTACCACCGCAATGATTAAGACTTACACCTTCTTGTCGGCTATCCTCGCCGACAAACCGCTGACCGTCAAGGACGGTGCAGCTACGGTTACAGTGGCGCAGCTCGACGCCATAGAAGACGCGCTCGCCGAGAAAGACCGTCTCTGCAACGAGCAGAAACAGACTATCGCCGACCTTCAGGCGAAGCTCGACAAGACTCCGGCGGAGCCGTCGAAGCAGGTTGTCGAGGACAACAAGCCCGGCGGCGAACCCAAGCCCAAGAACGATGTCGAGGCCTTCGTTGAAACTTTCAACTCGGCCCGCGCCCTCTACAACGAAGTCTAACCCTAAACTCTCCATACCACAATGGCAGGTAAATTAACATTCACACTTCAGGAGTATCAGGAAGCCGCCGTGAAATATCGCGCCGACCTCCTTATGCTCCCCATTATCGGTATCGGCGACACGCTCCAGTATATGACGGGGCGACCCGGCATCCGATACAAGGAGCGCGTCGGCAACCTCACGGGCGACGCTCAGTTTGCTCCCTACAATCCCCAACGGGCCGTGGACTACAATCTCGGCATCGAGTTCCGAGACCTCGAAACGTTCTTTGGCTCCGTTGTCGCAAACTTCGAGCCTAACTCGGCTATCTCTACGCTTCTCGGCACCGGCGCCACAAAGGGCGACGGTCAGATGACTACGCCGACAGCGCGCCACGTCCTCGCCAAGATTGCCAAGAACCTTTCCGAGCATCTGAACGATGCTGTATGGAACGGCAAGCGCAACGCCGCAGGTAACACCACCGCCGACCTTTTCGACGGCTTCGACACGATTACCGAAAAGGAAATCGCAGCAGGTGCTATCGCCGCCGAGGAGGGCAATTACATGAAGTTCGACGATGCCATCACTGCGGCCAACGCCGTAGACATCGCCAAAGAAATCCTCTTTTCGCTCGACCCGCGCCTCCGCGCCCAGGACCTCTATCTCTATTGCTCGCAGGACTTCGTCGACAAGTACAACGAAGGCTACCTGCTTACCCACGGCGGCATACCTTACAACACCCAGTACGGACAGGGTGCCGTCGAAGGCTCCAACGGCAAGTTGAAGTTCTGCCCCCTCTACAACAAGGCCGGGTCAAAGTTCATGCACGTTACCACCAAGAGCAATATGCTCGTGGGCTACGACCAGATGGGCGACGTCGAGAACGTCATGGTGAAGGAGTATGCTCCCTTCATACTGTCGTACATCGCCACTATGTTCTTCGGCGTCCAGTTTGAGACCATCGACAAGCGCCGCTTCAAGACCATTGAAATAACCGTCTAATCCGCTATCGCTATGGCAAAAGTTTGCACATCAATTCAGAAATCGCTCGGGTGGTGCCAAGGCACTCCCGAGCTGCCGGGCGTGAAGCGTCGCATATACTTCCTCGCCAAGTCCTTCATCCTGGGCTATCCGCAGCTCCCTCGCGATGAACTCGGACGTGCCACTTCGGCTATCCTCACCGGCGGTTACACGCTTGCCGCTGATGCCAAGTGGAAGTATATCGACATTCTTCCCGACAAGTCGCAGCTTACGTCGGAGGCGCAGGGCGAGCTGCCCTCGCAGACGCAGCTTAACAAGCTCGTTGCCGTTCACCCCGGCGTGGGCGCGGAGGCTACCGCTGCCGCAGCCTACATCAACAACACCGACAATGTGTTCATTGTCGAGGATATGAAAGGCAACTTTCGTGTGCTCGGCAACGACAAGTGGACTACAAAGGCGACCGTCGCCCAGGACCTCGGTCAAGGTGCCACCGGCACAACCTCGACCACTATCAACGTCGAGGCTACCGACGAAGTGCCTGCGCCCTTCTTTGTCGGTACGCTTGAAACCGAGGACGGCGACATCGACTGCTCCGGCAAAGCCGCGTAATCTCTACGCTCTATGAATACAGGAAGCGCCAGGAAAGGGGCGATAGCGTTGGACGAAGTGTTGAACGACATCGAAGTGCCTTCGTTGGAAGCCCCCGACCTCGACGCTTCTTTTACACCCTCGGCTCAAAGCAAAGACCTTTTCGCCGAGAAGAAGCGGGCGGCATGGAAAGACGTGCAACAGGCCGAAGCCCGTTGCGACTTCGCTCCGAACAAAGTTCGTATCTCATACCGCAATCCTGCTTTCGGAATAATCTCGCTCTGGAAAAAGTCGCTCTATGGCCGGACGCTGACCGACATTAAGAGCGACCCCGATATGGTCGAGAAGTTTGCCGAGGGCATGAATACCCTTATCCGGCAAATTCTCGGTCATTCTCTCGCTTCCGGCGACTGGTGCATCGTTACCTCGCCCAAGCGTCGCCACAAGGAGCGAAACTTCGCCTCGCTCATTTCCGCTCGCCTCGCCGACCTGCTCGGCATACCGTTCTACGAAGATGTCGCCGAGTGCCACTCGAAGCATCGTGTCGGGGCTGTCTTTACCTTTGGCAAAGAACCGCCCTCCGAGAGCAATATCATCGTCTTCGACGATTTCGTTACCACCGGCGCCACGATGATCTCGATGCGTGAACTCTTGCGGCCACTCGGCAAAAACCTCGTGTTCTTCACAGGAATTAACAATAAACTTTGACCCCTGCGGCCATAATAATTTTGACCCCTCGAAATGGACCACAAATTTACCGAACTCATAAAGCAATGGCTTGAAACGCCCGAAGCAGAGCGCGATTATGCAACCGGCGCTCTTTACCTTTTGAAGCTGTCCGGCAATCAGATTATGTACCGAAACATAATCTCGCAGATTGACCGCCGCCACGATGTGGTGGACTATCAGCTTCAAAAGTATTACAACTTCCGCGTTCAAGCTCTGACCCATGCGCAGGTCGAGGAAATGGCCGCGCAGGTGGAAACTATCGTGGCCGAACATATTCCGCTCGCCGCATCCGCCGACGAGCAGCCCCAAAAGGGCAAACGTGCCGACCACGATTCTCTGCCTGACGAAATCAAGGCGAAATACGTTGAGAACCTTTCGATTCTCCAACGTATGCGCGAGCTGCATCTGCGCCTCCGCTCGCTTTCGCTTGAAAACGCTACCTGCCCGGACTCCGAGCGTTATCCGTTCCTAAAGGAACTTATATCGCTCGACAAGAAACTTCACTCCAACTGGGAGGAATACGACCACTATGTTGCCCCCGGCCCCGATGCCGTTCCCTCGCGATCGGCAAAAGCCAAACGCTCCGCCGCCGGTGCAACTAAGAAATCCACCAAGAAGGCCGCGAAATGAAAAGGAGTGCCAACATTGACCAAATCCTTCGTCCGTTGAAAGAGACGCCCCATCAGGCTTACCTTTCAAATGCCGTCCAAGTGGCCGACATTCTCGAATGGATTCTTGCTCAGGCTGGCGTCGCAGAAGTCTGGCAGACTTCTTTCTCCATTTCCGAGGAGTTTCTTCGGCGACTCTTTTTCATCACTAAGGATAAAAAAGTCAGTCGCATAAACCTCGTTCTCGACCACAAGGCGACCAACAAGACGCTCAAACTGTGGGCGTTCATCACCCAGGTTATTGAGCGCACATATCTTGCTGACAATCACAGCAAGATTTTGTTGGTGCAGTCGGAACGAGGCGATACCGTCTCGGTCATCACCTCGCAGAACCTTACTCGCGGCAACCGCCACGAGTCCGCTTTTATCTCTACCGACTCTGCGATCTTCGCTACGCTCAAAGCGCAGGTCGATGATTTAATAACAAATCATTCAGTACCGCTCCATGACCTATTCAGAGAACGACTTGCAACAGATTGAGAAGTTTGCCTCAATCTACCTCAAAATATCCGACATCGCCGTAATCCTCGATATTCCGGCTGATGTGCTGCGCTCTGACATCGCCGACCGAGGCACCGACGTTAGCAAAGCATACCGTCGTGGCAAAGCCGCCTCTAAAGTCAAGCTGCACTCTCAGGAGATGATGCTGGCACAGGTCGGCTCGCCGCTCGCGCTCGAAAATGCGCGGGCTAACCTTTTGGATATGGAGGACGACGAATGAGTTACCCCAACGCTATCGAAGTTTGCCGCGCCGAACTCTTTACCAAAGAGGTTGAGTTGCGCGAGCGTTATCCCGGCCAAATGGTCGAGAAGGTGCTGCGTGTCCGCGAAATGTATAACTGGTTTATCGCCAACCCCGACGGCACCGACCGCGAGTTTGTCGCCGAGGTGTGCCAACGCCACGGAATACACCGCACAACGGCTTATTCCGATCTTGCCGTGGTGAAGTCGCTGCTGCCGATGCTCGGCTCCGCTTCACGCGACTTTCACCGGTGGCGCACCAATGAAATGCTTATCGCTACTTACAAGATGGCCGAAAAGCGCAAGGACAGCAAGACGATGGAACGCGCCGCTACCGCCTACGGCAAGCTCAACCGCGTTGACCTCGAAGACGAACAGGCTATACCGCTCGACCAAATCCTCGTTCAACCGTTCACGGCTACCGATGACCCGCGTGTCCTCGGCATCGAGCCTATTCCCAACATCCAGTCAAAGATTGACGCGATGATTGAGAAATATCGCCGCGAAACCATCGACATTGAAGATGTCGAGTTCGAGGAAGTAGATTTAGAGTTCGACAAACTTTTCCCCGACAGCCCACAGGAAACCGACCCAAACGAATCCAATTTATTGATAGGTAACAATATACGCAAAGATGCAACTTAGGGTTATCACAATAATGGCGAACCATAATGACTTTCTTCTGATCTGATTGATGTTTGGTGGCATCTTCATCGCATTTACGCGATTTCTTAATTTAACTGCGCGAACAGCCATAAAGGCGATAAACCCAATAAAAGCTAATACACCAATCAACATTAATATCGTGAGAAGTTTGTCAGACATTTCCATGCGCTTATTATTTTGATATGCAAAGTTAATGATTTTTATGACACAATCATCAAAACATCCGCACATTCACTCATCAGAGAAACAAGTCTACTTTAACAAGCCGCAGCGTCTCACGCAGCTTATCGGCGCGAACACCACCGTTATCGTCGCGGGGCGACGCACCGGCAAAACGGACAGCATCGCCGCTCCGTTTGTTCTGCGTAATATGCAGCGTATGCCCGGCTCGACTGGCGGCATCGTGGTGCCTACCTTCAAGCACGGATTGACTAACACCATTCCTGGGCTGCTCGCCGCATGGAAGCGTTGGGGCTTTATCGAGGGCATACACTATGTGGTGGGGCGCAAACCGCCGAAGTCCTTCCGGCAACCAATCATCGACCCGAAAGATTATGAACACGTCATATCTTTCTACAACGGCTCTGTGGCTGTAATCATCAGCCAGGACCGCCCCGGCAGCTCCAACTCGCTAACGCTCTCGTGGCTGCTTGTCGACGAGGCCAAGTTTATCGACTACGCCAAACTTAAGGACGAAACACTACCTGCCAACGGCGGCATTAAGTCGTACTTTGGAAAGCACTCCTTCAATCACTCAATTATGATATTGAGCGATATGCCGCAGACCCAAAAGGGCAGTTGGTTCCTCCGCTACCGCGACAAGATGGACCCGGAGCTGATAGCAACCATCGAGGCCACGGTCTACGAGATATGGCGCACCAAAGAGCGCATCCGCGCCCTGAACGCTTCGGGGAAGCCGGTGCCTCCATATCTGAAAGGCTACCTGCGTCGCCTCGACCGCGACCTCAATAAGATGCGCTCCATCGCGGTCTACTACCGCGAGTATTCCTCGATTGAGAACTTGCAGCTTCTCGGCGAGAACTACATCAAGCAGATGAAGCGCGACCTTACTCCTTTGACCTTCCAAACCTCTATCCTTTGTCAGAGGATTGGAATTGCCAAAGACGGCTTCTATTCCTCGATGCGCGAGGGGCACAAGTACGATGCCAATGATAATCAATACCTCGACACCCTCGGTTTTGATTACGACTTCTCGGCTCTCGACTCTCGCGCCGACAAGGACGTTGACCCCGACGCTCCGATTTGCATTGGTATGGACTACAATGCAAATATCAACTGGATTGTAGCCGGACAGCCTCGCGACCGTCGGCTCAACGTCCTCAAATCGTTCTTCGTCAAGTTTGAGCGTAAGATACCGGCACTCGTCGAGGACTTCTGCCGATATTATGCCTCACACCGCAACAAGACGGTGGTCTTTTATTACGATGCAACGGCACTCGGCTCAAACTATGCCGTCAACGAACAGGATTTCCGGTGGGTAGTCGTCCACGAGTTCGAGCGGCAGGGCTGGCGTTGCGAGGCCGTGTACCTCGGCAACCCGATGCGACACGATGAAAAATATCTGCTCATCAATCAGGGCTTCGCTGGGAAACAACGCCTTGTGCCTTTCTTCAACCGCTCAAACAACGAAGACCTCATACTCGCCATCCAGTCAGCCGGTGTCAGCCGCGGGCGCAACGGCTTCCGCAAGGACAAGTCAGGCGAAAAGCTCGCCGAGTCCGAAGAAGACCTCCTCGAACACCGCACCGACGGCACCGATGCCTTCGATACGCTCTACATCGGAGCGGAAAAATTTCCTTATCGGGAGAGCTTTTGCCTCCCGACTACGGGAATTTTGTAGCGGCTGCGAACGGCGAAGCCCTCGCGTGTGGGCTTACAGCGTATGTCGGCTTTGCCGGTACGCGGTCGCAGAGCAAGATCCACCGCAAAAATTTCCATTTCACGATAGTTTCTCGCTGTCAATGTCAGGCGTAATATAAACCTTATCCGTGTCTGGCTGAATTTTAAGACAAATTGCGTTAATCGTAATTGCTCGATTTTCAGTACCTTTCCTCTAAAACGTATTTGGCATCTTTCCGTCAAAATAGATTAAAACTAGAGCATAATGGCCATGTTTCA